TGCTTCTTTAGAAAGCACCGATGGTGCGGTGGTTGGTGTTTGAAGCTTTCCGGCAATAACACTTGGTCGAAGAGCAGTTTTGTTAGGCATCGCAACCTGGTACAAACTCTCTCCTGCAGCAGTAAAATTTCCTTCAGGCAAATCAATCTCCCATGGAGCTTTAAATTCTTTGAGAATCATATCTCCATGCATCAAAAGTTGTGATTCCAAGGGTAATTCGCCTAGAGCATGCAAGACGTCTTGTTCATTAAGTGGGCTTGCAACTCCAATGTTATGCTTCCCACAAACATGAATGCCAATTAATTTCCGGGCCAAAGATGTTCCAATGGCAACCAATGGCGATCCACAATCACCTGGAGCAGTTTCCATGCCAGCATATTCAAAACGATCACAGATCAAGTAAGAACCTTCTGCATCTTTATATTTGCGTGGCCTTTCCACTTTCTTTTCAACTGGACCAGTTCGCAAGATTGCACCTTGCTCAAAAGGTACAACTATGCAAGCTCGAGTTCGCACAAACGAACTGAGTTCGATTGATGTTGCCATGTTCCGCACCAAATCAAAGTGATCGTGAAGAGATGGAGGAAATTCAATAAGCATTTGGTCTTTCTTTGCTCCAGATACATCCAATACTTGAACAGTATTAAGTTTGTCTGTGGGAAAAGTATGACCATCTTTCTTGGTTGCATTCCAAATGCGAATCTCAGTGGCTCGATCTAAATAACTCTGCAAATGTCCTGCTGTGAGACCCACACGTCCACGTATCATCATGAGTTTGAGCATCCTTCTCCATTCACCATCAATTTTTAAGTCCAAGTTGTACATGTTATTTAACACTTTCTTTGATAGTTGAAGAGAATTAGGATCAGTTTGCAAGTGTGAATTCATTTCTCGCATGTCAAAATGGTGCAATTGTGTTTCCAAATCACTTTCATCCAAACCACTTTGTGTACGCACTTGACTCTTTTTATTTGTCTTGGCATCACCAGATGTTGAACCCTGCGTTCGCGCCTGTGGTTTCTTTGTTGTTTTAGCATCTCCTGAGTTTCCAACCTGCTCTTTTGCTGGAACTTCAGTTTGCACCCATCCAAGCGCCATCCGACACTGTTCTTTAGCATCATTTTTGACCAATTCGTCAGCACGATCATATGTCTCTTTTGCTACCCATTGTTCGCAATCTTGACACATTTGATCGTATTTCAACGACTCTTCAAAAGTTTTAATTGTATGCGTGTGACGGAAGTATTTTCCACAGACTTCACATTCGTGTCCATGTTCAACTCGCTCACCAAATTTTAAACCTGCGTGGCGATGATCCAATGGAGGTTTGGAAGTCTTTTTCCGTCCTTCTCTCGTGTCAAACCAGTACTTTACACCAAGTAAGGCCACTAGAGCCGTAATGGCGGTAAGCCAGGGATGTTTGGCCACAGCTTCTTTCGCACGGTCAAACCATTCCTTCCACACAGGACGGGCTTCCTCTTCTGCTTTTCGCAATTGTTCGGCAACTTCTACATTCTCAGTGCGAGGAACGTAAATATTGTCAATAAAAGTATGAAGATGATTGTACTGGTCTTTCATAGGTAGGCACCGAAACAATGCTCCAATTCCAGCAAAAGTTTTGGCTTGAAACTTTCCAAGGAGCACTTCTTCTGCATCCGGGACCCACCAGTTTCCGAGATTCACCTTGTCAAGAGCTTCAAGCCATTGCGTTTCCAAATCTGTAAGTTCAAGTTGATCCATTTCATGCAGATCAATAAATCTACCTTCTTTTTTTAAGTCGTCAAAAACATCGTTCACTTCCTTCTTGAATAAATCACGCATTTCATCATGACCCCTCTTTAGGAAGGATGAAACCTTTATGATCGAGAAATCTTCAAAAACTTCTTTGGCATGAGGATTGAGCGAAATTTGAGTTTGCGCATTCGACAAGAGTTCTCTCAGATCGTCACCAATGTGACACTCAAAGCTCTCTTGAGCGTGTTGCTGGAGAATTTCAGTAAGATTCTTGGAATTGCGCGCTCTTTCCTCGTACAATTTCACACATTTATTACGAAATTCATCGTAATCCATAATCTTACCAATTCTTTCTCCAGTCGAAACATGTCTCATGGTGAACCGGTAGGATTTTGTTGAAAAGGGTTTTCCTGTCAACTTCTCGACTTTTTGTTGATCCAAACGCTCTACACGATCACCATATCTTTCTTCCACAAGTTTAGTGAATTCTGAAGCATTTGTTACTTCAACACAAATGTCAATCCTCCTTTTGAAAGCTTCAGGAGCAGAAAGACTGGGAATCTTAACATCACTAAGTGCATTGTTTGAGGTCGCAATGACAACTCGTGATGTGAAAAAACTCTTCGCCTTATCCTGCAAATGAGCCATGTGGAGGGGCATTGGGGCCATGTTTCCTGTCCGAATCCACTCCATATATTCGAGATTGGGTTTCTGTTGAGAATCAATGAGTTGTCCAAAATCGTCATAAATCACAATTCTTTGCCCACAGTAACCATCCCAAAATTCTTGTTCGATCGCTCTGTAATAAAGTTCTTCCGTATAGTCCGATTTTCCATCTTTCTTGGGCATTCCATCTATCTTGAGCATGTCAAT